ATTGTGTTAAGTTCAGCGTGTGACAAAAACACAATGTTCATGTCTTTTTTGTCCGTTAAAACTTGGCAGGCTTTACGCACACGTCCGTGCATAGAGCCAAGAGCTTGATACCCAGCACCATAACCACCTAATGCTGTGGCAAGTGCTTTAGCGTTGCTGTCGCCTTTGGTTATTTCATCCGTAAACAAGCGATCTAGTTTACTGATGCTGTCAATAACGACAGTTTTGTACTGGTGATCCTCTTTGATCAATGCCAATAATTGATTAAAGATGTCACTTCCTGTTTCTAAAATTGGGAATGCGTCTGGCATTTTGTCAGACGGAATAGATGATAATCCATCTTCAGCGCGAATGAAGATAGGATTTGGGAGTGTTGTAGCCAAGCTGGTTTTACCTGTACCAGCTCCACCGTAAATTGTGAACAAACGGTATCTGTTTACCGGTTTGGTAATTGAATTCAATAGACTCATTGTTGTATCTCCACATTGGGAATTTAAAAAAAAATATCTTTACCGAGGTTGCTATTATCCGCACGCTGTTTATAATGTCAACATATTTTTTTATAACTTGAACAAAAGGAAATGACAATGCTTACACCAGACGAGATTAAAAACAAACTCAAACCCATGAATGTGAGTGAAGTTGCACGCTCAACCGACATATCCCGTTTGACGCTACATCGCTTTATCCATGACATTGAAAAGCGTACTACTTATGACATGATTAAAAAACTTTCAGACTACTTGGAATCTTTATGAGTCAAGAACTGCTCGACGCAATCCGTGCGGCTGGATTTAATCCTCCGCCATATATAAAGAACTCAGCCATCACAAGATTCCAGACGACTGGCAAGGACAAGTCGGGATGGGTATCCATGTTCGCTGATGGTAAAGGCGCAGCATTTGGCGATTGGAAATTGGGTGAGATTCACTATTGGTTTTTAAACGGTCAAGCATCAGCGAGCGATTATGATCGCGAAGAAGCACTAAAGAAAGCCAAGGAGGAGCGTGACTTTGCCTATGCCTCCGCTGCGTTTAATGCGCAAGAGCTGTACGCTAAGTTGCCAACGATTGAAAACCATGACTATTTGATACGCAAGAACATCAAGGTTGATTCTGGTTTGCGTTTGTATGCAGATCGTCTTGTTGTACCTGTATATGGCGCAGACGAGCAGATCCAATCATTGCAATTTATTGCAGCAGACGGTGAAAAGCGTTTTTATACCGGTGGAAAGATGCAGGGTGGTTACTATGTCATTGGAAATCTGGGCGACACCGTTTTGATCGCAGAAGGTTTTGCAACAGGTATGACACTGCATGAAGCAACCGGTCACTGCGTAGTCGTTGCGTTCAATGCCGGAAATCTCAAACCAGTGTGCGACATGATCCGAAAAGAATATAAAGGTCGGGTGATTATCTGCGCTGACAATGATGTGTCGGGTGTTGGCGTTGAGAAAGCCAAGAAGTGTGGGGTTGACGTGCTGTATCCACCAGTCGTGGGTGAAGACTTCAACGACATGGCAATTAACAATGGCTTGGACTCGGTACACAAGCTGATATGTGGACGCAAACAAGAGTTGTTTGTGTCTGTGCAGGAATTAATGGCTAAGATGAAGCCAGCCGATTGGGTGATAAAGGATGTGCTGGAACGAGGATCCAGCACACTCTTGTTTGGGGAATCTGGCGCGTGTAAATCTTTAGTTGCTTTAGACTGGGCGTTTTGTATTGGCACAGGCATATCTTGGCACGGACGAATGACGAAGAAGGGTCTAGTCATCTACATCGCGGGTGAAGGTCATCGTGGTTTAGCTATGCGTATGCAAGCACTAAAACAGAAATACAGTCGTGATCCAGATAACATCTATTTTAGCACAAAATCCGTGAACATGTTGAGTGCAGATGCGGTGCAACAAATCATCCAGATCATTGCCGAGATTACCGATCAAGAACCCTACGCCATTTTTATTGATACATTGCACAGAAACATGCATGGTGACGAGAACTCCAGTGAAGACATGGCAATGTATCTGTCCAACATTGAAATGCTCACCAAGAAGTACACCAGCGCAATTGTGACTGTTCATCATAGTGGACATGGGGATAAGGGTAGGGCGCGTGGAAGTAGTGCAATTAAAGCTGGTATGGATGCTGAATTTTGCATGACAAAGAAATCCAAGATGGAAGTGACGTTCTCCTGCACTAAGTCAAAAGACTTTGCGGCAGGTAGCAACATGGAATTTGCGTTAAAGATTGTGCCGCTAGAAGGTGAATGTTTTTATGATGATTACCTGCAAGAGCAAATTGATGGTGTTTATTTAGAATATGTTGGTGTCGCTCAAGAAGAAAACATATTAAAACCATCGTCCCAAAAATGTTTGGACGGTCTTAAAAAAGCTATTTCTGCAACGCAAAAACTGGGTGATGGGCGCACACTTTTGGGCGAAAAGGAATTTGTGGTGTCAATTGACGAGTGGCGACCATTTGCTTATGAGGAAATCAAAGGGAATAACAGCAAGTCAAACTCCAATCGCTTCAACGAAGGACTAAAAGACCTTGAAAAACAAGGACTTGTAATGCATGATGCTGGGTATTACTGGTTAAGCAAAGATGTCCCGTGATTCCCGAACTGTCCCAAACGGGATTCGGGACAGTCGCCCGTCATTGTCCCGCCCGTCCCACACTCTCTAAGAGAGTGGGGACGCGGGAACGGGAACGGGAATGTAATGGGAATATTTTTTTGGGATGTGTTATAATTTGTACAGGTTGTGATAAACCTATAAGTTAAGAAGTTAAACAAAACCGAATTTAAAAACAGAGCAGCAACTTCTTACTGCAATTATCACCTGTTTGAAAAGACGGTTTTTTTTATGGGTAAAAAAAATGTCAAATAGATCATTTGAAGGATTGGTGCCAAAAAATCCTGTTTATGCCTGTGTTGGATCAATCGATCACGACGGAAGTTGGGATGTTTATTTTTCAAACTTTGATTTTGAAAACAAAACATGGGTAAATTTTAAATTGGTGTTTAATGGCAAAAGAAAAAACAAAGCAAATTTTTGGCTGTCATATAATTACGATGAGCATCGATTTGCTAACAACAGTTGTTACAGAGTATTGATTCAAACCTATGCGGATCTAATTCCAAAAATTATTTCTTTTATAGGCGAAAATAAAAATTGTTTTAGTGGTGTAGAATAAGTTTATGCCCACCACAAACCAGTATTTTTATTTTTGGCGATTTATCAATGGCTGGTTTGTGGTTTGGGTTTAGTTATGTTGACAGCTTGGAAAGACAAGCAGCTATCAATAAAACAATATGGTTTTGTCACGATGATAACGTGCGCTAAGAGAGTCTAATCAGCTACACCATGTTGTTTTATTGATAGTTAATGTGTAGGCTGATGCACAGCGGTAATGGCACGTCGGTGCAAATAGGAAACTTGGGAGTGGTTGAAAGTACACCACCAAATAACACTAAGCCGGAGATCAGCACCGGCAACTATCACTAAAAGCATTGCTTGTAGCGTACCGCAATTCGCAACCTTGCAGCCTTTAATATCGGTAAAGCGCACTAGCTACGCGCTCGATTCGGGTTGAGATTACCGGTGACGGTAATTCACTAACTACATAGGGAAGATTAGAACTGATTGTAGTGGGGTAGTAAACAGTGCTTTTAGTGATAGTTTATTTGGTCGTAAATTATCTCTCCTTATAAAAATATATTTCGCTCTTTTTTATTTTGTTCCTTATTATCAATCACGCTAGGCGGTCGCCAGTCCCTTTACCTAGCGTGATGCCTAATTGGGTTTTTAAAAGTAAGTTTGCGGGTGTCCTCATAGACCCAAAAAAGATATGAGTCAGTAGCTTTATATGTTCACTCTTATAAAATCAAGCAAACTTACTTTTAAAACCTCAAGCTCCACCTAAAGACCTCACCGACAATTTGTTACTCCAGATTGTCGGTTTTTTTATATTCACAAATAGGACACCCCTATGAATACTTACATTATTGACACTGAGTGTTATAAAAACTATTGGCTATTTTTAGCCGTCAACCACAAGACCGGATCATCTCTTGAAATAGAGTTATTTGGTGAAGATGCAAAGTTAAATGAGCAGCAAGCAAAGAAGATACAGCGTCTATTTCTTAATCATGAAACCGTGTCATTCAATGGGTTAAACTACGATATACCTGTTATACATGGCGCATTGGACGCATGGGATTGTAAGAAACTCCATAAACTTTCCACAAAAATAATCACAGATCAGCGCGTTACTTGGCAGATTCTCAAAGAGCATAACCTCCAAGTCCCTACTTACGATAAACATATCGACATTATTGAAATCCCCATTGGACAAGCATCGCTTAAAATTTACGGTGGGCGTATTCACACCAAGAAAATGCAAGATTTGCCTATTGATCCTAACGAGTTAATAAAAGACACTGAGCGTAGTTTGATGCGCAAGTATTGCAGAAACGATACTCAAGTTACCGGTGAACTGTTTGACAAGCTCAAAGGGCAAATAGACTTGCGCAAAGAGATGACACAGCAATACGGCATCAATCTCAATTCAAAATCCGATGCGCAAATTGCTGAAGCCGTAATTAAATCCGAACTATCAGCGCTAACTGATAAAAACTATTATCCAACCAAGTTTGATGATAAATACACGTTTACTTATCGCAATCCAGAAATTATCCAGTTTAAAACACAGGAACTTTGCGACATTTTTGACCAGCTAATTTATGAAACTTTTACGCTAAAAGATAACGGTAGTGTTGAATTGCCTAAATGGTTAAGCGAACCTATTAAAATCGGCAATGCGTCATATCAAATGGGAATCGGTGGATTGCATTCACGCGAAGTTGAGCAACACATTAAATCCAGTAGTGGTTACTTTCTATCTGATTTTGACGTGGCTAGTTATTACCCATCAATCATCCTGCAACAACAATTATATCCGGAATCGATGGGGGAGAATTTTCTCAACCTGTATCGAGAGATTGTAAAAAAACGTATCACAGCGAAACACACAGGCGATAAAGTTACTGCCGATACACTTAAAATCGTACTCAACGGGAGTTTTGGTAAATTCGGTAGTAAATACAGTAGCTTATACTCACCGCAGTTACTTCTGCAAACAACAATCACAGGTCAACTATCACTACTTATGCTGATTGAAGAACTTGAATTAAACGGTATTCGCGTAGTTAGTGCAAACACCGATGGGATTGTGACGTATTACCACGAAAGCCAAATACCCATGCTACAAGAAATTCTATTCAATTGGGAAATTCAAACCAGCTATACGCTAGAGCAAACCGATTACCGTGAACTCGCGTCGCGTGATGTAAATAACTATATCGCTGTGAAGCTCGATGGTAAAACTAAATGCAAAGGGTGCTTTGGTGAAGCGTCACTGAGCAAAAACCCCGACGGCTTAATCATCTATGAAGCCGTTGCTGAGTTTATTGCTAACGGGACGCCAATTGAAAAGACAATTACCGATTGTGAGGACATTAGAAAGTTTGTCACAGTCCGCAGAGTAACAGGTGGCGCATTGTTTAGAGGTGAGTATCTTGGTAAAGCAGTTCGCTTTTATCACAGTTGCGATTTAGGTCTTGCTGATATGTCACTTGTTTATGCAAAGAATGGAAACAAAGTCCCGATGTCACAAGGCTGTCGTCCATTGATGAATTTGCCAAATGCTTTTCCAGAGGATGTTAATTTTTATTATTACTACACTAAAGCAAATGAAGTATTAAAAGGTGTTGGCTACAAAGAATAGAAACTCACGATAATTTTTTCGTCTGAGTTTATTTTACATTGAGGAATAAAAATGCTTGAAAAAGAAATTGAAAAATACCTGTGCGATCAAATTAAAAAAGTAGGTGGAACGTGTGAGAAGTTTACATCGCCCAATCGTCGCTCAGTCCCAGACCGTTTAATTACCTTGCCATTTCAGCCGATATTTTTTGTTGAATGCAAAGCGCCTAAAAAGAAACCTACTGAAGCACAGGAACGCGATCATCAAAGACGACGCGAGATGGGCGTCCATGTTTACGTCATTGACTCAAAAGAAAGTGTCGATACGCTATTACTTTATCGATTACCAGTGGAAGGCGATTATGCGCACTAGAGCAGAACTCCGTCATTACCAAGTCAGAACCTCCGCGTTTCAAATTGAGCAAGAGCGAACACTTTGTGCGCTTAAAATGGGGATGGGTAAAACAGCTTCTACGCTCACTACAATCCACGATTTAATTGATGCTTGTGTGATTACCAAAGCGCTTGTTATTGCGCCACTGAGAGTAGCTAATAGCGTCTGGGCGCAGGAAGCAAAAGAATGGGAACATCTCAAAGATTTAAAATTCAAAATATGTACAGGCACAGAGCAAAAGCGCCTAGCCGCCTTGCACCATGACGCTGACGTTTATGTTATTAATCGGGAAAACGTGGTCTGGTTAGTGAATTACTATAGGGATAAGTTTCCATTTCAAATGGTGGTCATCGATGAAAGCAGTTCATTTAAATCCCATAAAAGTAAAAGGGTTAAAGCACTGCGCAAAGCATTGCCGTATATTCACTATATTACCCTTCTTACAGGTACACCATCACCTAATGGTTTGCTTGACCTGTGGTCACAATGCTATTTAGTAGATAACGGAAAAGCGCTTGGGCGAACTATGACTATGTATAAAAGCCGATTCTTTGAACAGGATTACAGCGGTTACAAATATACCCCTCGCAAAGACTCACAAAAGAAAATCGAAGAATTGATAGCGCCATTTACCATATCAATGGAAACCAGCGATTACCTTGAAATGCCAGACTACATTGAATTATATGAAGAAATTGAATTACCACCTACAGTAATGAACAATTATAAACTTCTTGAAGAAAAACTTTATTTGAAGTTTGAGGAGTCTGAAGTTGAAGCATTGAGCGCAGCAACACTTGCCAATAAGTTATTGCAGTATTGCGCTGGTGCTGTGTACGTTGATGAGTTTAAAAACTATGAAATAGTCCATGATGCAAAACTTGATGCGCTTGCAGACATTATTGAGCAGAACGATGGGGAGAATATCCTTGTTGCCTATAACTTCAAAAGCGATATTGAGCGATTGCTTAAACGCTTTCCTAATGCACGAGTTCTCGATAAGCATCAAACCACTATTGACGAATGGAACAATGGCGAAATACCCCTTCTATTTGCTCATCCGGCTTGTTTACATCCATCGACCGAAGTGTTGACTGAACATAGAGGATGGACTAAGATTGTCGATGTGAAAAAAGACGAACGTGTTTTTGATGGTATTGAATTTGTAAGCCATAGCGGGTGTCATTTTTCTGGTGTAAAAGAAGTGATTGATGTGATGGGGATAACCATGACCGAGAATCATAAAATACTTATCGATGACAAATGGGTGGAAGCAAAAAATGTACAAAATAATATCCATACTAGAAGAAAAGCGAATTACAGCTACAGCGGAACTGACGCTTACCTTAGCTCAATGTTGCCATTGCGGGGAAATACACACAATATTAAAACAAAATGTTTTAAGAGCGAACAAAGAGAACAGAAAACATTGTTCAAAATGCGTAAAAGAAAACTTTCATTTAATGACAAATACAAGAATTTGGAGTATTTGGAAGGGGATGATAAGTCGAGCAACGAAAGAATACGATCGAAGCTACATTCTATATGGTGGAAAAGGCAAGGGTGTTGCGAAAGAATGGTTAGATTTCAAGAATTTTTATTCAGATATGAAAGAAACATATTCAGACAATCTAACTTTAGATCGGATAGACAATTCAAAAGGTTATTCCAAAGACAATTGCCGATGGGCAACAAATACGGAACAACAAGCAAACAACATAAACAACAGGGTTTTAGTTTACAAAGGCAAACAAATGCACTTGTCAGAATTTTGCAGGGTTGTGAACATAAGCAGAGGAGCGATAACCCCTCGTTTAAATTTAGGAATGACTCCGGAGGATGCTGTGACCAATTATTTAAATTCAAAGTATCCAAAAAACCGACGTTCTCGGAAGTATTTGATTTAGTTGATTGTGGCTCAAGAAATAGATTTCTTGTACGAAATAATAATGGGGAGGTATTCATATCGCATAATTCCACTGGTCACGGTCTTAATATCCAACACGGTGGTAGCATGATTGTGTGGTTTTCACTGAGCTGGAGTTTGGAGTATTACCAACAGTTTAATGCTCGATTGTACCGGCAAGGACAGACTATGGCGGTAAGGATTATCCACTTAATCTGCAAAGGCTGCATTGATGAGCGAATCATTAACGTATTGAAAGATAAAGATATTGTGCAATCTGACTTACTTCGTGCATTAAAATAAGTTAAGTTAAGGTTGACTGAGGGGATAAAATCAATAAAATAGCTTCACGGTTTCTCGAAACAAAAAAAATCCTACTGCCCCAAAGGAATAAACAGGCAGTAGGAATAGAGTCGAGGAGTCTAACACATGTACGCATTTCAAACAGTTGGAGTGGAATGCAAATTGAGTATAACACAATCAAGAGGTTATATAAATGCGAGTATTTGAAGATAACACTTCTGACGCATATTGGTATGCTGAGGAAGAAGATGACGAGCGTAAGTATTGGACACACTCCCAATGGGATGCTTTCAATAAACAAAGAGCGATTGATACTGAAAAACAACTTAAAAAAATGCTAGGAGATAGATATGCCGAACCAAAGAAAGTTTAATCACCACGATATTATTTCAAGATTACTAAGAACTGCGCTGGAACATGATAACCAACAAGAAGCCTTTAGTGATTTAACCTTTGAGCTTGTACAGGCAGTAGGGTATTTAGTCGGTAGCACTGACAAACTAGAAGATAGGGAAATATTTATTAGAGAAATTAACAGTCAAATTAATGATTGCGTTGAAATGCTTGATGGTGTTCGTGAAGAACTTAATACTAATTCAGCAACACTAGAAGCGTAATAGCTGAGGACACAGATAATGGACGCACTAATTGAAGGTTTAGATTTTTTAGATAAAAGCAGTATTGCTTATGTCTTAATGATAGGTTTATTTATGACAATGGCGTATTTGCACTTCAGCGCATTAGACGAAATCACCCGTCTGCGTAGAGCGCTTAAAAATGCCGTATTGGAGAATAAAAATGGAAAGCGATGAAAAAAGGGAACTTAGAAAACAAACACATAGAAGTATCGTAACTAAAGTTAAGAATAATAAAAAGCGTAGGTTTCAACCTTACCAAGATGACTACATTAACTTTTTTGTAAAAATAAATAACGAGGAAACAGTTTATGGGAACTATATTAGCTACTCTGACATTGACACTATCGTTTCTGACCTCAGAAACGACTATTGATAAACACGGTAAAGTAACCACCCATGAAGTGATTGCTTACACAACAAGCGTTTTACCTTATGAATCAATGGTTGCTTGCAACAATGCTAAAGAAGAATACAATTTTGCCTTTGGTGCATACCAAATGTCAAAGCGCCCAACAAGAGTAATTACAGCAATATGCAATGATGTTAAAACGGGGACGGTACAATGAGTTCAATGACGATTAAACAGTTCCGAGAAAAAACAGGTATGACGCAAAGCACACTTAGAAGTAAATTGATCAACCTCGATGCTTCGCCTGTAGGTGTTACCGTTAGCAAAGAAGGTAGACCGTCATTTTTATGGGCATTAACAGATTTAGAAAAAGCATTTTCATTAGTGGGAGTTTACTTAGCCCCCCGTGGACGACATAAAAAACGGTGGTGATCAATATGAATAAAGAATATAAAGGTTGGCTAGTAGCAGGGTTATTTGCTGTGTGTTTAATTATATGCCAAGCGACTAATTATGTAGACAACAAAAACCGTCACGTTGTTATTAAAACCAATATCGGAGAGTTCATCCTTCGTGAAGGTAAGCTATATGGTGTATATGAAATGTCTAGAGATGTACAAGGGAATATGGTATCAAGATGACCAAAGACGAATGTATAAGTCGCCTTAAAACGGCTCAGAAAAACAAAAAAGAACTAAGAAAAATTAAACTTCAACTCCTCAAAGAAATTGAGGAGTTGAAGTTGATGCTCAGAGCATTAGAGGAAGAAGAACAATGGGCGAATTAATATATTGGGCAGTCATATTGTTTACCGTAGTGTGTTTTATGGTTGAGTATGGAAAAGGAGATGACGATGACATTACATGATTGGATATCACTTGTTTTATATGTTGGGATGTTAGCTTTGACAATGAGGATATTATGGACAAAGTTAAAAAGGTAGAAGCAGTGAGCGTTACCAGACGCTACCAATTGCAAACATGACCATTGGCGAGTTTACCAATCACTTGGTTATCGGGAGTGCGATAGATGCAAAGCAAGACGCGCTATATTTAATGACATACGGCATCAAAGATGAACATCTCACAAATCTTTATCGGCTTATCACCATTTTTAAAAGACCGATTTGCCAGTGAGGTGTTCACACTTGGACTCATTAATGATTTGAATGAGGAGCAATTCCAAGCGCGATGTAGACGTTTAATACGCCAGCACAACGGTGAAAGCAGAAAGCTATACAAAGCCTTAGCTAATTTAAATAAAGCGGAAAGAGAACGATTCTTTGACGTTATTTCAGATGATAAAGCAGGAGTTACAAATGCCACAGAAAATTGAACAAAAGATTGTAGGGTACAAAGTAGTAGACAAGGATTCTTTGACAACTGAAATACCAGTACCCGCGCAGCTTATGCACGAGCTACTACCTAGACCAAATTGCTTAACAGGTACAACATACAAGGTTAAAACACCGCAAAGCGAACACGCTCTGTACATTACCATTAATGACATGGTGCTTGATGGAATTCACCATCCGTATGAGATGTTCATCAATTCAAAGAACATGGATCATTTCCAATGGGTACTTGCATTGACACGATTAGTGTCTGCAGTGTGGAGAAAAGGTGGTGACTCTACGTTTTTAGTTGAAGAACTTAAGAATGTGTTTGACCCGAAAGGCGGTTATTACAAAAAAGGTGGTGTGTATATGCCATCGCTCGTAGCAGAAATAGGAACAGTTATCGAGCAACATTTAATAAGCATAGGTGTTATTAAAGTTGAAGTGGATGAGCATCAACAAGCGTACTTAGAAGCTAAGAAAAAAGAAGCCAAAGGTGTTGAGATGCAACTCTGCACCAAATGCAATGTCAAAGCTCTGATACTAATGGATGGCTGTATGACGTGTACTAATTGTGGTGATAGTAAGTGTGGGTGATTTATGAGTAAAGAAAGAGAGTTGTTAAAAAGAGTGCGAGATACACTGCGCGAATTAAAAGAAACTCATTATGATTTGTACTGGGATATACAAGCTGAACTAGACCTAGATGAGCAAGTGCCTGTGGCGTGGATGTCAACAAAAGGAGAAGGCGGTCTTACAGACGATAGTTATTATGCTAACCACAAAGATTATGTACCACTCTACCTAGCACCACAAAAACGTGAACCTTTGAGGGAGGCTGAAATTTTCAACCTTGGATACAATGCAGGATTCACTCTTGACCATGTTGAAAATGATGATGATTGTCCCACCTATGGATTTTTAAACGAGTATGGTTGCATTGATAATAATCCATATTTTAAGTTTGTCAGAGCAATAGAAAAAGCACACGGGATTGAGGTAGAAAATGAGTAAAGAAACTATTTACATCGATGCAGTCACTAAGCTAAATGAACAAGATGTTATTATCAAAGAATTGGCTGAACTCCTTAGTGATGTTTTAGATGCTTGGAATGCACGAGATTATATGTCAGAAAGTTATGAGTTATTTATGAAAGCAAATAAATATTTGATGGGGTTGGAAAATGAATAAAGAACAAGCACTCCGCACCATAAAACTGCTGTCAGCATTAGAGGCTTATGCCTTTATGATTGAAAAGTTTATGCCAGATTATCTGCACGACGAGCTTATAACAATTGTAGGTGATTTAGAAAGTATTGTGCTTGATAAGCCAATTGAAAACGATTTTTTAACAGCGAGTAAATACAGCGGAAATGAATACACAAATCCGCACAAACACAATGATAGCTTATTGCAAAGCGTTGCACTAAAGGAAACAAAATGAAAATTGAAATTAAGAAGCTAGACCCAAAAGTAATACTACCGGCTTACGAAACAGCAGGCGCAGCGGCTGTGGATTTACGCGCTAACATCAATAAAGCAATCAAACTGGATCTTGGTGAAACAGCTTTAATTCCTACAGGTATTGCAATCAACATTGATAACGATGAAGTAGCAGCCGTCATTTTACCTCGTAGTGGACTTGGACATAATCACGGTATCAAGCTCGGTAACAGCGTTGGCTTAATTGACAGTGACTATACTGGAGAGCTTAAAGTGTCCGTAAAGAATACTGGCTCTGGCGTGTACAAGATCAACCCGCAGGATCGTATTGCACAGATGAAGTTTATCCCAATTGTTCGTGCTGAATTTGTGGAAGTAGATGAGTTCAGCACGGTGACTGAGCGTGGTGATGGTGGCTTTGGGAGTACGGGGAAATAACATGGCTTTATTAACACAAAAGCAACTTGAAGACATCATGTCAAACGTGCATGTCTGTGACGAAGATTGGTTTGAAGATTTATTGCTAAAATGGAATGAACGGCAAACAACACAACAGTTTGAAATAGATTGGAGTAAAGCACCGCGAGGCGCAGAAGAAGCTGTTTTAGAATTGCACTGGCTTGACCGGAATGGTGACAAATTCGCATGGGATATGTTTGGTCACTTTGAGCGCAACACAGGAGATAACAAATGATTTCAACAACAGCGGCATACATATTGATTAGCACAATGATTTCAGATGGTCATACTACCCAATCCACGG